TCTTCCTCACTTATGCAAGATGTAATCGCACAAAGGAAGAACTCCTTGAGTTCCTTTCTGCTAAGGCAGAGATTGCCCACTATGTCATTTGCCGAGAGCTCCATGAGGATGGCACACCTCACCTCCATGCTTGTGTTCAGTTCCTTGAGACACAACGTCACCCTGTTGCATGGCTTGACTTCCATGGAAAACACCCAAACAAGCAAGATCCTAGAAAATGGGTCGCTTGTACTAAGTACTGCAAGAAAGGTGGTGACTTTATCGAAGATGATGCAGCCATCCTTGATCAAGAAACAGCAATGGGACCTAGTGCTGAATGCGCCACGTTCGAAAAGAAAGAGGAGTGGTTTGATCACTGTTGTCTTAACAAGTACTCCTTCCAGTATGCTACGTTCTACTGGGACCGTCTTCACTCGTCATGCCCAACCATCCTTGATGACTTTGCCATTGGAAAGATGTGCAAAGCCTTAGAAGTCTTTAAGTTTTGTCCTGAACAGCACAAGACTCTCATTCTGTTGGGCAAAGCAGGCTGTGGAAAGACTACTTGGGCGAAGATTAATTCGCCTAAGCCTGCGCTTTTTGTCAGTCATATTGATGACCTAAAGCTATTTGATGCTGAAATTCATAAGAGCATTATCTTTGATGACGTTGACTTCAACCACTTCCCGAGAACTTCTCAGATACACTTGTGTGACTTCGATAATCCTAGGTCTATACATTGTCGCCATGCTGTCGCTCGTATACCTGCTGGGGTTTACAAGATATTCACTGCTAACGTACTTCCAGTGAATGTACATGACGCGTCCGTGAAGCGTCGTGTGAAGGTGTGCACTGTGATTTCCTGAAATTTACTAAATCCTTATTCTTTATATATTGTTCTCCTCCTCCTCCCTCTACCCCTATAAATAATATTACGGGGTAGAGTTCCTCTCTATTTATGTATGGTAACAAGAGGTCGTTTGACTCCACGTTTCGCTCGCTCGCGTTTAATGGCGCGCAGCAGGCGTTACGCGACCGCTGGTCGTCCACGGGGACGCAGACCAGTTCCCGCAAGAAGGGCTACGTATCGACGATCGCAGGCAATGCGGGGCAGTCGATCTTTTCGAAGTTTCGCACGCCGGTAAATTGGAAAAAGAATATGCGTCTTCATTATGAAGAAGGCATTAAAGGATATTATTCCTATAATGACCAAAAGCGTGTTGAAAGCACTACTGGTGTTCAGGCTATATTCCCAATTACATCTACTTTCCACGAAACGGATATCAATTTCGCTGCTGTCGACCTCCTTACCAACTCCAACATTGATGCTAATCAATATGCAACTATTGACTATTTCCTCAAAAGTGTGAAACTTAAAACTCATTTTAGCAATGCAACCAATACTCCTATTCAATTCTGGATCTACGATGTTTTCAATCGCCAGAATATGCCACCTGTGGCCACCTATGGCCCCAGTAGTCCTATAACGGCGTGGACTAATGGCCTTGCTGAGCAGCAAGACGTGGGAGCGTCGGCAACAACACCGTTTGCCACTCCCTTTCAATCGAAACAATTCACCAAGCTTTATCAGGTGGCCAAAGTGACGAAGGTCACTTTGGGTGTTGGATGTGATCATGTGCATCACTTCAAACACTCTCCGAACCGCAAGTTCAATGATCAACAGAATGATGCTGCCCAAACAAATGGCTTCTTCCAAAAGACTAGCCATACTCAATTTATTGTCTTGTTAGGTGCAATAGGTGACGACACGGCAACTGAACTAGTAGTCAGTTACATGCCTGCGTCCTTGAACTACATCACTTACAAACAGTATGAACTTGGTTGCTCTGCTGACTCGTACAATGTAAGCAATTCTGGTAATAATTTGTCCACCACTGCAGTATTGCAGCGAATGGTGGAGAATACTCCTGCGCCAGCAGGAGTAGTTGATGCTTAATAAAATTGTACCACAAGGTTCAAAAAAGTTATTTATTTCTTATTCAGAAAGCCCCATTTCTCTTCAATTTGACTCCAGGTAAGGCTCTTCTTGAAGCGTCTAAGCCACATTCGTTGACAACGTACACACTCAATTCTCTTGCATTCCTGCAACTCCGGGGCGAATAGACAATCACCAATATTGGGTGGAATCATATTCTGTGTAATACTATACTTTTTGACCTTTAATATACCTAAAATGAATTAAATACCACTACTTATGGGTTTACTTTATTAGCTAAGCCACAGCTAAGCCACCCCGGGTTAGGTTCCTAGGGGGTTCCGGGGGGTTCCGAGGTTAGGGATAGGGATGGATATTATTGTTAGTTATTCCCGAAATTTACTTAAACCCTGGTAGTTAAAACCCTGGACGACGTTTTTGGTCTAAGCCACATGCCGTCGTTCTACAATGGAAAACGTTTCTTCCTCACTTATGCAAGATGTAATCGCACAAAGGAAGAACTCCTTGAGTTCCTTTCTGCTAAGGCAGAGATTGCCCACTATGTCATTTGCCGAGAGCTCCATGAGGATGGCACACCTCA